CGAGCGGCGTGGCGCCGACGGTGCGGATCCGGAGCCGGACATGGGGGAAGCGCTTGTTCACCCTGAGCTTCCCGGGGTCGCGGCCGTCGCTCGGCCCGAGCTCGCCGATCGGAGTCCAGCTACCGGCGGAGCCGCCCCATTTGAAGGCGCCCCATTTGTTTTTGCCCCAGAGGACGCCGGTCGATTTCGCCGAACCGTCGTTGTAGGCGAAGGAGAAGTGCGGTTCCCCCGACTCGCCTTCGACGAGCTCGTAAAGCGCCCTGAGGTTCCGGAGCACGTTGTTCGTTTCGGCGCCGGTGCCGTAGGCGCGGGTGATGATGTCGAGGTCGGCCCAGCTGCCATCGGCGTCCTTTTCGGCCGCGCGGCTGGGTTCGAAGTAGGCCGTGCAGTCCATCGGCCGCGAGGGCGCGCTCGCCTGGGTGCCGAGCAGCTGCGGCTCCTGCGGGTCGGTGCCGGAGCGCCGGAAGAAGCTCGAGCAGAGGCCCCCGTCGCCGGAGAGGCGCCCCCAGGGATAGATCGTCTGGGAGCGGTCGGTGGTCGGCCGGTCGAGACGGCAGACCAACGTCGTCTTCACGTCGTTGGTCCCGATCGTCATCGGCAGGAAGTAGTGGCTGTTGAAGACCGCGGCGCCGCCCATGCTCATCCCGTCGTGGATGTTCTGGCGGTAGGGGCGCTCGATCGGCTTCGAGATCCGCCGCGGCTGGCTGACGCCGTCGATCAGGTACACGCCGTCGCCGGCGGGGACGACGAGCGTCTGCCCGTAGGCGGCGATACCCGCGGCGCCGGCGAGGACGACGTCTCCGGAGAGCATCTGCAGGCGGTGCTGGGAGTTGCCGTTCAGGTCGGTGATCGCCAGCGCCAGCCCTTCGAGCGTCCAGATCCCGCCCGTGGTGAAGGCCAGGCAGGTCTGCCCGACGGTCGCGAGGCCGAGCGCTTCGACGCCTTCCGGCAGGCTGTGTTCGTTCACCGTGCCGAGCGAGTTGGTGAAGGTGTGCGGGTTGTTGACCTCCGTGAAGACGATGCGGCGCCCGGCGGCGAAGACCAGCCGGTTCGCGCAGGCCGTGACGAACTCCCAGGAGCCGAGCGGCGTCGTCGCGGCCGAGACAGTGGGGTTCAGCGAATACGCTTTGCCGGTGCCCGTCGCTCCCTGGTAAGGATCACGGAGGGTCAACTGCGTCGTCGAGTTGATCGCTTCGACGACGTAGACGCGCTCCGTCCCGATGTGCAGGAGCATCCCGGCGTCGACGAGCGTGTTCCAGGTCGTCCCGCTGCCGGTGACCGTCTTCGAGCCGCTGGTGACGCTGATCGTCCCGGTCGAGTAGGAGGCCGCCTTGCGGGAGCCGCCGTAGAGCGTGCCGCCGCCGATGTAGAGGAGGTCCGCCAGGGCGGCCGACTGTTTCGGCTTCGTGAGACCGAAGCCGCCGACGTTGACGATCGCTTTGTCTTCCGACGTCACGACGCCGAAATCGGCAGGACTGGCGACGATCGTCCGCTGACCCGGGAGCAGGTAGCCGGCCCAGCCCCACGTCAGACCTTCCGAGCCGAGCCCTTCCGGCGTCAGGTACCTGGTGCCGCCGCGGCGGTACGGGTTCCCGTCTTCGTCGAGTAAGACGTCGGTCATCTGTTCGGCGCCCTGCGGATAGATCAGCGCCGGGGCGACATCCCGGACTTCGCCCTCGCTCCAGTCGTTCTGCGTGAGGCCGGACTGCAGGCTCGGGCTCATCGTGGGGCCGTCCAGCCGACGACCGGGATCTGGAACACACCGTTTCCGGTGCCCCGTTCGACGTCGTAGTTGCGCAGTTCGGAGGCGATGGAGTCAGCTTTTTCCTGGTTCCATTTCCCCAGTTCGGGGTTGTCCTCGACCGTTTCGAAGCACACGGCGCAGGCCGAGTAGAGGAGTCCTTTGTGGAAGGGGTACGGCATCCACGTCGGTACGTCGTCGTTGCCGATGAATTCGGCCGGCCGGTAGACGTATTCGAGTTCGATCGGCAGCACCGAACCCGGCGGCGGGTAGAGCATCAGCTTGCGGTCGCCGGAGCCGTCGACGCCGTCGAACCACACACCTTCGACCGCCAAGGTCGCGGCGCCGCGTTCGTACTGGCGGACGGTCTCCTGACTGGAGAAGTCGAACGGGGCCGAGCCACCGACGGCGATCATCCGCGGAAGCAGCAGATCCTCGGGCCACGGGTAGGCGGCCACCGCCGCTTCGGTCTCGACGAGGGTGACGAGCTTGCGCGGGTACTGCGAGCGCAGGGCGAAATCGTCCTGCGCCTGGTTCAGCAGTTCGAGCGCTGCTGCGTCTTCGAGATCGAGACCCGAGAGGGTCTGTAGGCGGCTTTTCAGCTGGGCGACGTTGATGGCGGATCCCCTTCGGGGGCCGCGGCACCAGTCGCGTCTGCGATCAGTTCCCGGAGGCTCGTGGCGGCCGACTCTGCGGCCTTGAGCACCTGGGGGCGGTTGTGGGTGGACTTCTCGGTCTCGAGGACAGCTTCTGCCGCCTCGGGATCGTGTCGCATCAGGGCCTCCTGCAGCGCCTGCAGCTGGTCGGCCGTGGTGGGCTCGAGGTCGTCGATCGCGACTGGCTCCACGAGCTCGTAGAAGCCGCTCGGCCCGTCGAACTGGAAGGCATCGTGGCTGCGGAGCCAGGCGATGATGACCGGATCGTCCGTCCGGTAGGTGTTCCGCTCGAACTGGATTTTCCAGGGTGAGCGGTCGTACTCCAGCGGCTCCAGACCCTCCATCACGCGCCGCTCGTTGGCGCGCTCCATCTCGGCGCGCCAGTCCTCCTCGGGCTGCACCTTGCGCTCGCCCGTCATCGGGTCCATCGCGTGACGGGTCTTCCGCCGGGTGAGCACCTGGTTCTCCGAGCGCGACATGAACGTGACCATCTCGACCTTGGCCGTGGTCTCTGGTGCGTCGACGGTGACGGTGCTCATGGTGCCTCCTGGCGGTTTCGTGATGTCGGTGTGAGCGATCTGCTCGGGTGAAGCGGCGGGGGCGGCCGGCTCGGCCGCCCCCGCCTACTACTCAGCCGGTGATGCCGGTGGCGATACCGCCGGTCTTCACGAGCGGGAACTGGAAGCCGAGCTCGGTCAGAATCTCGTCCTTCTGGCCGTCCCGGTCGTTCTCCTGACGGTTGGTCAGGACCTTGGTGTCGCGCGAGCCGAAGGGGCCCCCGCCGAGCGGCCGCACTGCCGGCGCGCCCCGTTTGTAGTCGACGGCGATCATGTAGCCGCCCCAGACGGCGCCTTCGAGCAGCGGGTGCTGGACGAAGTTGATCACCGAGCCGCCGGCTCCGACGTACCGGGTGATCGTCAGGCCGTAGGTCTTGTCGGCGTCGGCCTGGATGACCGAGAGCTTCCCGACGGCGTAGTTGTTGACGACTTCGAGCGCCAGGGGCGACGCGAAGACCGTCTTTTCGTTGCCGTGGACGGTGAGCATCCGGACCCAGGAGCCGAACTCCGACTCGGTCATCGTCCCGCCCATGTCCTGGTTGTTGGACGTGTAGAACGAGAGCAGGCCGCCCGTGGTACGGATCGGCTTGCCGTTCGGCCCGGTGATTTTACCCTTGTGCCCGAACAGCCCCGCGGTCTCGATCGAGATCAGGTGTTCGCGCATCTTCTGCTTGTGCTGCCAGACCCAGTCGTGCGGCTCGGTCTGGTTTTCGGACGACCCGGCCGTTCCGCTCTCCTCGATCGAGGTACGGAAGATCTGGGTGTTGTTGCCGATTTTGGTCGGGTTGACGGTGACCGCTTCGAACGAGGTCGCGCCCTCTTCCGCCACGCGGGCGATGATGAAGAGCGGGTCTTTTTCGGTCAGCGCCGCCGCCGTGGTACCCGCGGCGCCGCGTTCGAATTCGACTTTGCTCGACCCTTTGACCGCTTTCACGCGCAGGATCTCGCCCGTCCGAGGAACCGCCACAAGCTGGTTGACCTTGTAGAGTTCTTCGGTCGTGACGACCATTTCGGTTTCGCTGTTGGTGTAGCCGCCGGCGTGGTTGACGGAGTCGAATTTGGTCTCCCGTTCCGACTCGACCCAGCTGTATTCGGGGTCACCGACGAGGCGCTTGTTCATGCGCGACGTGATGACGGTGAACGGCGTCTCTGACGGATCCAGTTCGAGGATCTGCTTGTCGATCGCGATTGCGCGCTGGACCGAGGCGACGTTTTCGGTGGTTCGCTGTCCAGTGATGACAGTCATGCGTTTCTCCTAGGGCGTGATGGCCTCGGCTCAGCCGCCGACGAATGCGCTTCGCGTCGTCGACTGTCCCCCGAAGACCGTTTGTCTGTAGTCGTCCTCGAAGGAGGAGTCGCCCGCCTGGGACTGACCCGCGCCCGTCTCGAGTACCGCTCCGCCCGCGTCCGCGGGGGCTACTGCGCTGGCTTCGGCCGCCTCGGCTTTGACCAGTTTGAAAGTCTGCTCCACCATCTGCGGATCGTCCAGCAGCCCCTCGGCGCCCGTGCGGGCTTCGATGGCGCCGATGCGATCGACGACGGCCTTGAGGTTCTGCGGCTCCATGATGTCGGGGTGCCGTTTCTGGACGGCCTCCATCTCGCGCACGGTCTGCTGCTGGATGAGCGGCTGCACCATCGCGCCGGCGCGCTCGTCGATCAGCTGGTTCAACGCGTCCATCTGCCGCTGCGTCTCGGGGTCCATCCCCTGCGGCGCCTGCGGCTGTTGGATCTGCGGCTCCGGCGCCTGCGACGCGGGATCCAATTCGGGTTCCGCGTTGAGCGCCGTCAGCAGGTCGAGCTCGGGGTCGACCTGGGGCGCCTGGCCCTGCTTGATCTCGACGATCTCCTGGCGGATCTCGTTGATCGCGGCGAGCACGGGGTCCTGGGGCTCGCTCGGCTCCGGCGGGGTCGGCGCGGCGGCCGCGGCGGCCGTCGGCTCCGGCGCGGGCGGCGTCTGGGCGGCGGCGGCCTGGCCCGGCTCGTAGACCGGCGTCTCGCCGGGTGCGGCCTGGGCGGTTCCGAACATATTGGCCTCCACTAGAAGCCCTCCTCTCGAGCGCGGATCTCCTGAGCCGCTTTCTCTCCGTAGGCGATGAGTTCCTTGGCGACGACGTCGATCAATGCGACGCCGGCCATTTCGCCGATGATTTTCGCCAGGGCGCCGCGGTCGCGGTCCCCCGGCTGGCCCATCAGGAACGAGGCGAGACCGGCCTGCTTGCCGGCGATGCCGCGTCGGAGATCGGCCCATGCCTCGGTGGCGCACATCTGCGCGACACGCTCGCCGGCCGCTGCGGTCTCCGCATCGGTCTGGGTGGCGAGCTCGGCCGGGGTGACGATCTCGTTCGTTTGGGCTAGATCAGACATCGACTGGTTGAGCAGTGTGCCTAGCTCTTCGGACGGCCTCGGCGGCGCCGGCGCGAGCGCTGCAGCTTGCGGCTCGCGGCGAGCGGGTGAGGGCGGAGAGCGGGTTCACCCCGGAGCATCGCCGCGAGCGCCGCAGTCCGCGCTCGGGCACCCTTGTCTTTACGGTAGGGCTGCACCGTTTCACGTCGCCTTGATGGTGAAGGTGAAGGCCAGATCGGTGGGGGTCGGCGTGGCCGTGAAGGTCCGGACATGGAATTCTTTTTTCCCCGTTTCGACCGTCGCCAGAGCCGCACCGTTCCCTACGACGTTCGCGGTGATAGCCCCGACCGTCGCGAGTTCGGTCGTCAGTTTGATGACGTAGACGCCGGTCCCGGAGTGTTCGACAGTGAAGCCGGCGCCTACTTCGATTTCGCCGTTCGCTTTCACGACCCCGACCAGCACAGGCTTTTCCAGCTTCGCGTCGGTGACTGCTTTGGCTTTGATCTTCGCCGTTTCGACCGCGTTTTCGGAGAGCTTTTCGGACGTGACATTGCCCGCCTTGATATTGCCGACTTCGACCGCTTCCGAGCCGATCTTGGCGGCAGTGACGGCGCTGTTTTCGATAGCCGCCGTCTTAACTGCTTCGGAGCCGAGCTTGGCGGCGGTCACCGCGCCGTTCGCAAGTTTCCCGGTGGTCACTGCGAGCGCTTTGATCTTGCCTTCTTCGACGCTTTCAGCGGCGAGCTTCGCTGCGGTGACGGCCAGGTTCGCCAGCTTTTCGGTGGTCACTGCTTCAGCTTTGATCTTGGCCGTTTCGACCGCGTTGGCCGCAAGCTTCACGGCCGTGACAGCGCCTTCGAAGATCTTTTCGGACGTGACATTGCCCGCTTTGATCTTGCCGACTTCGACGGATTCCGAGCCGAGCTTGGCGGCGGTAACCGCGCTGTTTTCGATCGCTTCCGTTTTGACCGCTTCCGAGCCGATCTTGGCGGCGGTCACCGCACCCGCGGCGAGCTTCGCGGTGGACACCGCGAGCGCCTTGATCTTGCCTTCGCTGACCGCTTCCCCACCGAGTTTTTCTTCGGTGACAGCCCCCGCTTTGATCGCTGCGGCTTCTACCGCTTCCGCACCCAGCTTGGCTGCCGTAACAGCCCCTGCGGCGAGGAGCGCCGCCGTGATGTTCAGGAGTTTGATCTTCGGGGTCGTGACCGATTCGTTGTCGAGTTTTTCGGTTTTGACTCCGCCGTTTTGCAGCGCCTGAGTACCGACGGCCCCGGCGGCGATTTTCCCGCCCGTGATTTTTTCCGAGTCGATCGTCGGGTTGGGGTATTCCCCGATGAGGTCGCCACCTGCGGGGCCGGAGATGCCACCCGGTTCACCGGGTTCACCCTGATCGCCTTTTTGCCCCGGCGTGCCGGGTTCACCAGGGGCACCGGGGGCGCCAGGAGGTCCGGGTGGCCCTTCGCGGATTTCCCAGGGAGCCGGGTTCTTCGCAAAGGGCACGAAGCGCTTGGCCTGCCAACGCGGCGGATTCCCCACTTCGGCCGCGACGAAGTAGGGATGATTTTCTTCGACATCGGAGAGGGTGACCTGGCCATCGATGACCGTCGTGGTCGCGAGGGGCGGCCCGGGCGGCACCGGCGGCCAGGCGTTGTACCCCTTGCCGTCGTAGAGGCCGACGACCGTGCCGTCGGGCAGGAGCGGCAGGACGGAGATCGTCACTTCGGCCATCGTCTCGTCAGTCCTTCACCGAGAACGCGACGTACGTCCAGTGGCCGTATTCGCCGGTCTCGGCCGCGGCGATCCAGGCACCGGACTCGAGGCCACTCACGGGGATCGATCCGTCGTCGTGGACCGTCACGGTCTTCGTCGCCTTCGGGAACGGCTGCTGCCCGGCCGCCCGCTCGACCGCGACTTCATGCGCGGGCCAGAAGCCGACGTCGACGCCCGGCGCGAAGCGGCCGTTGGCGATCACCGCCTGCGGGACCTGCGACTTCGCCTTGTTCGCCGGCGCTTTGCGGGCGCGCGGTTTGGCTTTCGCCTTGGTGGTGGATTTCGCTTTCGGTTTCGCTTTGGTCGCCACCTTGATCACGCTCCTGCGGGTTGCGGCGCCTGGGGCGCCTGTTCTTCGGCGGGAGCCTGCGGCCCCTGCTGTTCTGACGGCTGCGGCTGTTCTGGGCCTCCACCCTGTTCGGCCGGCCCGCCGGGGGCGCTGCTTTCGACGTGCCCATGGGCCGCCTGAGAGATGCGTTCGATCTCCTCGGGCGGGATCCCGGCGTCCTGCATCGCCTGCGTGAACCCGTCGGCTACGCCGGACGCGACGTCGGCGGGTTCGGGGCCTTTTTTGACCCAGCCCGACTTGTCTTCGACTTCGTGCTGGTCGAGGACGTAGTCGATCGCCGCCTGCGGGTTGATCTGCTCCGCGAACGGGATCAGCGTCTGCGTCAGTTCCATCGCGTCGTGCTTCTTCTGGATCGGGTCGTCGGGTTCGGTCGACGCGTCGATCGGGACGAGTTCGAAGTTGGCGGCCCAGAGGGTGTCGGGGAAATCGATGTGGCGGAAGCCCGTCGCCGCGGTCGCGTCCTTCACGCTGATCTTTTCGCTCCCCGGTTTCGCCCTGCCGGCGACGTGCTGCTCGTAAAGCGCCTTGCGCTTTGCGGTCTGCGGGACGAGCAGGTCGACGTGGAGGTTCTTCGTCCGCAGCTTCATCCGGTACATCGCGGCCTGCTGGACCATCTGCGTGCCGGTCGCGGTTTCCTCACCGCCGGCGCCGAGGACCGATTCCGACATCGCGGAGGCGAGCTCGATGTCGGCCTTGATCGCGGACTCCTCCTGGTAGCCGGAGTTCGGCACTTCGCGGAACGGCATCGGGTAGAGCACGTCCTGGGGCGCCATGTAGGTCGGCACGAAGACCCCGGCGCCGGTGACCATGTCTGGCGGTTTCAGGCCACCTTGCTGGTAGAAGTAGCCGCCGTTCAGCGCCATGTTGGCCTGGTCGCGCCGCTGGCCGCGGAGGGTGCTGAGCTCCCAGATCAGGTGGGAGATCGGCTCGATGTCGCCGATGCCGCAGAACTCCTGCTCCACGATCGTCGGCCGGTAGATGTCGAAGGGCGTGTCGCCGTGGAGGAACGGGTTGACGTCTTCCTGCACGAGGATGCCGCCGCGGCCGCCGAGCACGGTGAAGACCTGATCGCGGTCGTGGATCTCCCAGATCTCGAAGAGCTCGTCGCGGCCTTCGTAGCCCGCGGCGCCGGCCGCCTCCCAGCGGACTTGCCAACCTTCGCTGCGGCCTTTCGTGGTGCG